GGGAGCAATCCTTCAGGGCTTTTTCTATAGCCCCGAGGAGGTGAAACAAGTGCCAAGAAGACCAAAGCGACCGTGTTCTTTCACCGGCTGTCCCAACCTAACGGACGGGAGGTTCTGTGAGGAACATGAGAAGCAGGAAAACAAACGCTACGAAACCTATGACCGTGACCCCGCTGTGCGTAAGCGTTACGGCAGAGCGTGGAAAAGGATAAGGGATTCCTATGCGGCTGCCCACCCACTGTGTGAGAGGTGTCTTAAGGAAGGTAAGTATGTACCGACCGAAGAGATACATCACAAGCTGCCGTTGTCACAGGGTGGAACTCATGCAAGAGAGAATCTGATTGCTCTCTGCAAACCGTGTCATGCAAAGATACACGCAGAAAGCGGCGACCGTTGGCATAATCACTGACCCCGGTAGGGGCGGTCAAAATCTCCGGGACCAATATGGCGTGCAACGGGCGTGGGGTTTCGTGTGAAAAAATTGCGAAATCAAAAGGGTAATAAGGCCCGCAGACAGAAAGGCGGTGAGAATCGTGCCAACAAAATCGAATAACACAGGCGGCCGTGGCGGAAAACGTCCGGGTGCAGGTCGTAAGCCGAAGTCCAATCTGGAAAAGGCACAGAACGGCAACCCCGGCGGTCGCAAACTAACGATGCTGGATATCCCCGATGTGGAAGGTATCCAGATGCCGAAACCAAATGAACTGCTCAGTGCAAAGCAGCGTGACGGTACGGAACTGAGAGCAAAGCAGATTTATGAGGATACATGGAACTGGCTCAATTCCATCGGTTGTGCGGGTTATGTTTCCCCACAGACCATTGAACGTTATGCCATGTGTGTGGCGAGATGGTTGCAGTGCGAGGAGATGACAAACGAGCTGGGATTTTTATCAAAGCATCCCACAACAGGAAAGCCTGTCACCTCCCCGTTTATCAATATCGGCATCAACTATATGAACCAGGCCTCAAGGCAGTGGGACAACATCATGCAAATCGTAAAAGAAAACTGTTCCGTGGATTTCTCCGGTACCAATCCGAATGATGACCTGGAACGACTATTGCACCAACGAAAGGGGTTTTAACCATGATTGAAAAAGTAAATCCGAGCCATCCGGACAAGGTGGCAGACAGAATCGCAGGAGCCATTGTGGATCTGGCTTATGCAAAAGAAGAAAATCCGAAAATCGCAGTGGAGGTTCTCATCGGTCACGGTGTGTGCCACGCTATCATTGAAACCACAGCAGATTTGAATAAGGCTGAAATCATCAGCGCCGTGCATCGCATCGCAGGTGTGATGGATACGGACATCGTTATCGTTCCCCAGGATAAGCACCTGTCAAACAATCAGAAGGACGGCATTCGCTGTGGGGATAACGGTATCTTCAAGGGTATGCCTCTGACACAGGAGCAGGAGGAACTTTCCCGCATTGCCCGTGACATTTACGGCAGATGCCCTTATGACGGAAAGTACATTATGGACGGTGTTCGCCTGATCATCTGCCAGAGCAATGTGGAAACGGCAGATTTGAAGAGACTCTATTCCGGTGCGGAAATCAATCCTCTCGGTGACTGGACCGGAGGCACGGATGTGGATACGGGTGCTATCAACCGTAAACTTGGCAGTGATATGGCTGACTCTGTTACAGGCGGCGGTCTTCACGGCAAAGACCTCAGTAAGGCGGATGTGTCTGTGAATGTGTATGCGTTCCTGAAAGCACAGAAAACCAAACAGCCTGTGCAGCTTTGCTGTGCCATTGGAGATGACACCATTGATGGCAAGCCTTATGCGGAAATCGTAGCCATTGCGAGAGAGTACATTCAGAACCTCGGTGGCTTTGAGAAGTTCGCTGAATGGGGTCTGTATTAAGGAGGGCGCTATGGGAAGAACAACAACGCAGATGGAACTTGTTTCCATTACAAAATTAGTGCCGTATGTGAATAACGCCCGTACCCACTCCCCGGAGCAGATTATGAAGCTCCGTTCTTCGCTGCGAGAGTTCGGCTTTATCAATCCTGTCATTATTGATAAGGATTACGGCATCATTGCCGGACACGGCCGTGTGATGGCTGCAAAGGAAGAAGGCATCGATGAAGTGCCTTGTGTTTTCGTGGACTATCTTACCGAGGCACAGAAGAAAGCCTACATCCTTGCCGACAACCGTATGGCGCTTGACGCAGGATGGGATGAGGAAATGCTGAAAATCGAAATCGAGTCCTTGCAGGGCATGGATTTTGATATCGGTCTTGCAGGCTTTGACGATGACGAAATCGCAGACCTTTTTGCCGGAGATGATAAATCCGATGTGGAAGAGGACGATTTTGATTTAAGCGATGCCCTGGAAAAGGCTGCCTTTGTGGAGCGTGGCGATGTGTGGACGGTGGGCAGACACAGACTGATGTGCGGTGACGCCACCAATCCCGATGATGTTGCTACGCTGATGGATGGCAAGAAAGCCAACCTTGTGCTGACCGACCCTCCGTATAATGTAGCCTTTGAAAGTTCCGATGGTCTGTCCATCAAAAACGATAAGATGGCAAGCGAGAAGTTTTATGAATTTCTGCTTTCGGCATTTCAGAACATGGCTGCACACCTGGAAAAAGGCGGTGCTGCTTATGTGTTCCATGCCGACACGGAAGGCTTGAATTTCCGTAAGGCATTTATTGATGCAGGCTTTCATCTTTCCGGCTGTTGTATTTGGGTGAAAAATTCCCTGGTGCTTGGCAGAAGTGATTATCAGTGGCAGCACGAACCTGTGCTTGGTATTCCGACCGCAAGCAGACGACCATCTGGAATTTCGATAAGCCGAAGCGGAACGCCAACCATCCGACTTCCAAGCCCCTCGACCTGCTCGGTTACCCGATCGGCAACTCCACGCAGGAGAACGCTGTGGTCATCGACACCTTCGGCGGCAGCGGCTCGACGCTCATGGCTTGTGAGCAGATGAACCGCATCTGCTACATGATGGAGCTTGACGAAAAATACGCCTCCGTCATTCTCCGGCGCTATGTTGAGGACACCGGTGATGCCGAAGGCGTGTATGTAATTCGTAACGGGCAGCAGATTCCTTATTCCGATCTGGTCAAAGAGGTCGAAACGAAGGAAGGCTGAAGGCGTGTTATTCACATAAATCAGAATTTATCGGGGTATACCCGGGGTTTTGTGGGGGCTTTGCCCCCACACCCCCACCAGAGGGATATTATCCCTCTGGACTCCCGCGGCAGCTTTCCCAACCCCCTAAAGGGGGGCGGGAAAAGCTGAAACAGAGCCGGAAAGATACACTTCTTGCGGAGTACAAGAGCAATGCTCTACAAAATCCCGGTACACTCGATCATTCAGATTTTGCGCAGTTTTCGGTATTATCTGCGGTATACAGGACACCGTCTCTATGCCCGTCAAGCGGTTGTTCTTGGCTCCCGCTCAACTTTCCATAGCCCCCTTTGGGGGCTATGGAAAGTTGCAATGGGATTCCAAAGGGGCAATGCCCCTTTGGCGGGGTGCAGGGGCAGCGCCCCTGCATAACCGTGGACAGCATCGGGAACCGCGCAAATTCTGATTTATCTTAGCAACACAATTCCTAAAAGGTACTATGATATACAATTATAGCACATACAACAGGAAATGTCAATTCTGCGAATTTGTATATGATACCGAATGTGCGAAGGGCATATTCTCATAATATGAATATCACACCAAATCGCACAAGACGCTTGCATTTTCCCGCTGAATCTGATACGATAAGAAAGGGGGATTGTTATGACAGTGAGTTTTCCGTATGCGATTTTCGCGGGCGAGGACGCCTTTCCGGTGCATTTGCAGTACGGCTTCCACGATGAGGAGCTTTACGTACATACGCACGCCGATTTTTCCGAGCTCGTGATTGTGATGGACGGTGCCGCACAGCATATTGTGAACGGCGAAACCTATCCGATTGCCAAGGGCGATGTGTTTGTCATCAGCAACGATACCGCGCACGGCTTTGCGGCGGCGGAGCGCCTGCGCATCTGCAATATCATGTTTCAGAACGATATATTCGCGCATTGCCGGGATATCCGGCAGCTTTCCGGGTTTCAGGCGCTCTTTGTGCTGGAACCGCATTATGCGCGGGAGACGCGGTTTGTCAGTCAGCTCAAGCTGCGCACGGATGCCTATGCCGTCACAATCGGGCTGATTACAGAGATGATGGAAACCTATACCGCGCGGGAACCCGGCTGGCGCGACGAGCTCGGCGCGGAATTTATCCGGCTCTGCCTGCGGCTTTCGCGCTATTACCGCAGCGATGCGGACAGCATGGCGCAGGAGATATTAAAGCTTGCGGATGCCGCTGCGTATATCGAGCATCATTATACGGAGCCGATTACGCTCTCGCAGCTTTCGGAGACTGCGGGCTATTCGGAACGGCAGCTGCTGCGGCTCTTCCGCAATACCTTCGGGCAGACGCCGCAGAATTATATCTCCGCACTTCGGATGAAGAAGGCACAGAAGCTCCTGCGCAGCGGCGGCATGCCGATCGGCGAGGTGGCATGGCGCTGCGGCTATGACGATCAGAACTATTTCAGCCGCTGCTTTAAGCAGTTTTCCGGCATGACGCCGACCGCATATCGGCGTGCATGGGAGCGCTAATCCTCCTTCTGCTGCACAAAGAAACCCGATAGCTTTTCGGTTTTCACCTCGTTGNNCGTTGATGAAGGCTTCCGCGTCAATCTCGCGCACACGCCGGATGATCGCCTTCGACTGTGCCGCCGAAACGATCGAATACACAACATTGCGTTCGCAGTGCGCGTATGAGCCCTCGCCCTCTAAGATGGTCGCGCCGTGCTCGGTGAGCTCGTAAATGGCACGGCAGATTTCCGCGGGCT